ATTGTTTACAGAATGAAGCAACTACTGAGCCTGTCTGCGGTCCTGCAAATGCTTGGGTTGGTGCTGATTGGCGCCGGCACGTGGCTGTTGGCGGGGATTGCAGTGGCGCTGGTGGTGGTGGGCGCGCTATTATTTGTGCCGGCTGCGCTGAGTGATTTTGTGGCTCCGAAAGGCAGTCCGTAATGGGTCTATTCAGACCACTGGCGATTGCGAGTCCGAGTCCGAATGACGAACAGGTGTGGGACCCGCCACGTTACAGTCTGCGCTCGAAAGCGGGTGTGCCGATCAATGCACAGTCGATTCTTGGTATCAGCGCGGTTTGGGCGTGCACGCGGTTGATTTCACAGTCACTGGCGTCAATTCCGTTGCTGATGTATGAGCGGCAGACTGACGGGGGACGACGTCGAGCCAGTGGGCACCCACTCTATGATCTACTGCACGATCAGCCGAACGCGAGCATGACGGCGTTCGAGTTCAAGCGGCTGTTGACGATGCACGCGTTGCTGCGGGGCAACGGGTACGCCCGGATTTTGCCGGGGCCGCGCGGGCTGGTGGATCATCTGGTGCCGCTGCATCCTGATATCGTGACGCCGGAGCCGGTGCCGACGGATGATGAGCGACTACGCTATCGTATCAAACGAAGTGGACAGCCAGATGAGGTATTGACGGATGATGAGGTTTTTCACCTGGTCGGGCTGTCGTGGGATGGCCGGGTGGGCGTATCGGTAATCGAGTATGCGCGGGAGACAATGGGGCTGGCACTGGCGACGGAGTCACACGGCGCGCGGCTTTTTGGTCAGGGAATCAGCCTGGCCGGCGTGGTCGAGGTGCCACGGGAAACAAAAATCACGCAGCAAGGCGCGCAAAACCTGCGCATGGACCTCGAAACGCAACACGCCGGGCTGGGTAACGCGCATTCGGTGATGGTGCTTGCCGACGGCGCGACTTGGAAGCCGATGGGTCTGACTTCGGAGGATTCGCAATTTCTGGAAACCCGCCAGTTTCAGGTGGCGGAGGTGGCACGGTGGTTTGGCGTCGATTTGACGCTGATCCAGGAGAACACGAAAGCTACAAGCTGGGGGACGGGGATTGAGCAACTTCTCCAGGCATTTGTGACGTTCACGTTGCTGCCGTGGGCAGTGCTGTGGGAACAGGCGATCAGCCGGGATATGGTGGTCGCGCCGCGGCGCTATTTTCCAGAATATCAGCTCAATTCGTTGGTGCGAGGGGATCTGTTGGCGCGCTACCAGGCGTATGATCTGGCGGTCAAAGGCGGATGGAAGAGCCGAAATGAAGTGCGGCGGCTTGAAAATGATAATCCGGTGCCGGGGTTAGATGACTACGACCGGCCATTGAATGTGGCTTCAATTGGGCAACCGGAGCCTGTTGTAGCACAACCGCAAGGACGGCGAGAGGCGCATTACAGCCAATTGTTGCGTGAGGCGGCCGGCCGGGTGGTACGCAAGGAACAGGCGGCCCTGGAACGGGCCAGCCGACATTGCAAGCAGGATTCGGCGGATTGGGCGCAGGCAGTGGATGAGTTTTACGCGGACCATGCGTCCTACGTGGCGGCTGCGTTGGCGATTCCGGCGGCCACGGCGGAGTTGTACGTGACCGGGCAGAAATTGACGCTACTGGAACGTGGACCGGGGGCGGTAGAAGATTGGCTGCCGGCGCGTATCGAGCATCTGGTGCAATTGGCGGAGGCAAACTGAGATGGGCGCGATTGGTGAATGTGTTGATTTACGCTATCCGGGGATCATGAGCCTGGTGGCGAATACACCTTGGGCCATTCGGACGGAGAAGTTGACGACGATCCTGAACATGCTCGCTTTTCGTGCGGTCGGCGGTCGGTTGAGCGCGGAAGAAATCCAGTTGGTGGTAGGCGCAGCCAGACAGCCAGTGGCGCGCAGCGAGCGGAGTATTGCCGTGTTGCCACTCTATGGGACGATCGCTCAGCGCGCCGATATGCTGATCGAGTCATCCGGCGGGACATCGACGCAGCGGTTTGCGCAGGCATTCCGGCAGGCGTTGGCAGATAACAGTGTCGGTGCGATCCTGATCGACGTGGACAGTCCCGGCGGTATGGTCTCCGGGGTAGATGAGTTGGCGCAGGAGATTTACCGGGCGCGCGGGCAAAAGCCAATTGCGGCAATTGCCAATGCTGAGGCAGCCTCGGCCGCGTATTGGATCGCCACAGCAGCGGATGAATTGTCAGTGACGCCCTCCGGCGAGGTGGGCAGTATCGGGGTATTGGCGGCGCACGAGGATTTGAGCCGGGCGCTGGAGCAGCAGGGTATCACGATGAGCCTGATCGCGGCCGGGAAGTATAAAGGCGAAGCCAGTCCCTATGCACCGTTGAGTGCCGAGGCGCGCGCCGCAATCCAAGACCGGGTGGATGATTACTATGACATGTTCGTGCGCACGGTGGCGCGCAACCGGCGTACCACCATTGAAGCTGTTCGTGCCGGGTATGGCGAGGGCCGGATTGTGGGGGCGAAAGAGGCCGTGCGCCTGGGGATGGTTGATCATGTGGAGACGTTCGAGGCTGCCTTGGGACGGTTGGCCGCTATAGTCAGCCGCCAGCGGTCGCGAGCCGCGGCAGGACGATTCCGGCACGTTTTGCATACTGAGTAATCCGGCTCCGTCGAGTCGTGATATAGCTGGCTCCGTCGAGCCATGATGTTGATTTGCTCCGTCGAGCAAAACGCGAGGAGTGACATTTCATTTGACAGAACAGGAAGGTAAGGAAATGGCTAAGTCATTACGACAGGTACTGCGTGCCGAGGAGCATGACCTGAAGACCGAGGGACAGGCGCTCCTTGACAAAGGCGAAGTACGCACGGATGAAGAGAACGCACGGCTGGATGCGATCTCGGCGCGGCTGACGGAATTGATACCGCTGATCGCGCATGAGGATGCACTTGCCGATGCAATGCGGGTAGCGACCTATTCGCCCGCGATCACGGGTGTGCACAATCTGCAGGAGGATAAACCGTGGGCGAGCCTCGGCGAGTTTCTGTCGGCCGTGGGCCGCGCGGGTATGCCGGGTGGACCGATCGATATGCGCCTGCTGGCGGCTTCGGGTGCGCAGTCGGGCGTGCCGAGCGAAGGTGGCTTCCTGGTCGGCGTGGACTACACGACCCGCCTGTTGGACCTGGCGCAACAAGCGGCGCAACTGTGGCCGTTGTGCGATAACATTCCGATTGGACCTGGCAGCGACGGCATTGAGGCGCCCTATATCGCGGAGACGAGCCGGGCGAACGGCTATCGCTGGGGCGGCGTGCAGGTCTACCGGCGTTCAGAGGCGGGCACGGTGACCTCCACCAAACCGGCCTTTAGACAATTCGACCTGCGGCTGGAAGACCTGATGGGCCTGGCCTATGCTACTGAGCGGCTGCTACGCGATGCAACTGCGCTGGATGCGATCTTCACGCGGGCTTTTGCAAGCGAGTTTGCGTTCAAGATGGACGACGAGCTGATCCGGGGCACGGGCGCGGGGGAATGCCTGGGCCTCCTGAATGCGCCGGCGCTGGTCTCGATTGCCAAAGAGACCGGTCAGGCGGCCGCGACCATCGTGACGCAGAACATCAGCCGGATGTGGGCGGCCATGCCTGCGCGTCTACGGGGCGGCGCGGTGTGGATTTATAACCAGGATTGCGAGCCGCAGCTTGACGAACTGGCCATTCCGGTCGGCACGGGCGCACTCGAACCGCGCTTCGTCACTTACGGGCCGGACGGCATCCTGCGCATCAAGGGTCGGCCGGCGCTGGCCATCGAGCAGTGTGAGACGTTGGGAACCGTGGGTGACTTCATGCTGGTCAACTGGGGGCAGTATGCGGTCATCACCAAGGGCGGCATTGAGGCGCAACAGTCGATTCACGTGAAGTTCGAGTACAACGAACGCGCGTTTCGCTGGGTAACGAGCAACAACGGCGCGCCGAAGTGGAAGACCTACCTGACGCCGTACAAGGGCTCGAACTACCAGTCGCCCTACGTGGCATTGGCCACCAGGTCATAGGAGGTTTGGGATGTTACCGTATCTCGTTGAACAGTTCAAGATCGTCAAATGCTACCAGGGCGTGGCCAACGCCGTGGCCTGCGATGTGGTTTGCATGAAAAACGTGCTCAAGGGCTGGTTTGTGGTAATCCATACCGGCTCGTCCGATACCGATCTGACGCTGAGTCTGTATGAGGCCACTACTGTGGCGGCTGGCACGAATGCGGCCGTAGCCACGGCCTGTCCGATCTGGGCCGATACCGACATGGGTACATCGAGCGACACTCTGGTGGCTCAGACGGCGGACTATGACTGGACCATTGATACCGGGGATTACCCAAACCAGATGATGGTCATCGAATGGGACCCGACCAAGCATACCGCTGGATATGACTGCATCTATCTGTCTGATTCTGGTGGGAATGCCTCTAACACAGTCACGATCCTGTTCATTGGCCTGATGAAACATCAGGGTGCATCTCTGGATACCGTGATCACCGATTGATCCTGAACCCTGTGCCCGGGCTCGGGAGGGCCCGGGCGTAACCAGAAAAGGAGTTTTGTGATGGATACGAAGTTGTTTGTGCACAAGCAATCCGGCGGCTTCTTCGCGGTGACCGACCGGGAGGCGTTTCCAAGTGGGTCAGTGTTCTGGGTTAACTCAGAGACTGGCACGGACGGCGCCGGCTACGGCCAAAACCCGGATGCGCCATTTGCGACGCTGGACTATGCCATCGGGAAGTGCACGGCCAGTGTGGGGGATGTGATCTATCTGCTGCCCGGACACGCCGAGAATCTGGCGACGGCTACGGCGGTGAACTGCGACGTGGCCGGGGTAACGATCATCGGCCTGGGCGAGGGCGATCTGCTGCCGACGTTCACGACCACGGCGGCGGCCGGCTCGATCACGATTGCCGCGGCCAATGTCACGATCAAAAACATCCGGCTGGTGGCGGGTTTTGCGACCGGCACGACGAAGATGATCACCTGGGCGGCCACTGGCACCGGCTGCACGCTCGACGGCGTGCAGTTCCGCGATACCTCGGCCACTTCCGAGGCGTTGATCCATATCTCCGTGGCGGCCGCTGTGACGGGCGTGACGATCCGCAATTGCTCCTTCATCGGGGCGGCGGGAACGATGAGCAACTCGATTGTTTTCGCGGGCGCTTCGACCAACACGCTGATCGAGAACTGCTATTTCTTCGTGGATTCCTCGGACGACGTGATTGACCACCTGGCCGCGGCCTCGGTCAACCTGGTGGTGCGCAACTGCACGGTGATCAACTGCGACACGAACGCGGCCGGCTACTGTCTGCGCTACAAGAGCGACGGCACTGGCATCGCGTATAACAATATCTTCGCGTACAACAAAACGGACGCGGAGGTGAGCATCGGGGCGGGGGCGTGGTGGTTCCAGAACTACGCCAGCAATACCATCGGTGAGAGCGGCAAGCTGGATCCGGCGAACTCGGCCAATATTCCGTGAGCGCAGGATGAAGGC